GACATTACAAAAGAGACCTACTGCATTAGATAGAATTAATGTAAGAAGATTATTGATCGAATTGAAGAAATTCTTCGGTGATCAAGCAAGAAACTTAGTATTCGAGCAAAATACAATCAACACAAGAAACAGATTCTTGGCTGCTGTTAATCCATACTTAGAATCAGTAGTACAGAGACAAGGATTATTTGCTTACAGAGTAGTAATGGATGATACCAACAATACTGCCGATGTAATAGATAGAAATCAACTTGTTGGTCAAGTATTTATACAACCAGCTAAAACAGCTGAGTTTATAGTACTAGACTTTACTATCGAGCCTACAGGAGCAAGTTTCACAGTATAATTTTTAACTAGTATATTTATATTAAAATAACAAAAATATGGCAGTATTAGACGCAAACGAAATCATGTTTAGAGCTTTTGAACCTAAAGTTCAAAATCGTTTTGTAATGTATTTCGATGATATCCCCTCTTTCATGGTAAAGACAGCTTCTGCTCCTTCTTTTACGGACGAAGTAATTAAACTTGACCATATTAACAGCTATAGAAAAATTAGAGGAAAAAGAGAATGGGATGCTATTGACATTACGATGTACGATCCTATAACTCCTTCTGGTGCACAAGCAGTAATGGAATGGGCAAGAAGCTCTTACGAATCTGTAACCGGTCGTGCCGGATACTCAGACAATTATAAAAAAGATGTAACTTTAAATCAATTAGGTCCTGCTGGGGATATAGTAGGTGAATGGATTATTAAAGGTGCATTTATCGAATCAGCTGACTTTGGTGAGTACGATTGGGCTAATTCGGAAGTAGCTGAGCTATCAGTAACTATGGCAATGGATTACTGCATCTTAAACTACTAAGAAAATAAAAGTAGATTAATATACAATGAAGAGCCTGGCAGGAATGTCCGGCTTTTCTTATATTTATAGATATGAAACTACTTGATATAATAAATTTAGATACTTCAATTTGTTTAACTACTGAAAAGTACTTAAACGAAGAAATATCTATCAACGAATATAACAAGTTTTTAGATTCTTTAGAGGTTATATTAGAGCAAGAAAATGAAGGTATGTTACAGAAGTTCTTATCTCCGTTATCAACTGCCGCTAAAAAGCTTGCAAGTTCTATTGCTAATTTAAGCAAAGGTTTTATTGCTAGAATAGTTAATTTAATCAATAGAGCTTTAAAAGCCATTATTAGATTTAAGGAAAAACATCCATTTGCTTTTAAAGTTATAGTTGCTTTCATAGTTATAATGGTTGTTATGTTATTTTTTGGAGCTGTAAATGCTTTTGCTCAAGAACCTGATACTTTTTTATCTCAATCTTATAGCCCTAATATATTAGATACTATGGTTGGATTGATAGATAATTTAAAAGCTCAAGGTGCTTTAGATGGTCAGCTAGCTACTAGTATTAGTGAAGCTAAGTTTTTACTCCAAGACCTTAAAGACGGAGTTATAGATTCAGGTAACCCCTCACAGTCGGCTGTTGAGATAGCCAAACATGCAGAAGCATATCTAAAGTTTTTAGCTAATACAGCTAAAACTGAAGAATCAACCATGGGTATGAAAGCTATGGAAATACTATCTCAGGCTATGGAAATAGGTAGTAATACTGTTATAAAAAATATTCGAGGATTTGTAGTAGATGCAGCCGGTAAACTGGTACGTGCAGCCGGATAAAAAAGTTTATTCATATATATTTATATTAAACAAGTTTTAACTAATTACAAATAATGGAAAATCAGTTTCAATTCCCAACAGAAGTTGTAGACCTGCCTTCTAAAGGCTTACTTTACCCAAAAGACTCTCCTTTATCTTCCGGTACTATCGAAATGAAGTATATGACGGCTAAAGAAGAAGATATTCTAACTAACCAAAATTACATCCAAAAAGGCACCGTAGTTGATAACCTTCTACGTTCTCTTATCGTTGATAAAACTATTAGATATGGAGACATACTTGTAGGTGATAAGAATGCTCTTTTAGTTGCAGCCCGTATTCTCGGATACGGTAAGGACTACGAGTTTGACTACCTCGGAGAAAAGCAGACAATTGATCTCTCACAGGTTGGTAATGTAGATATAGACTATACACAACTGGAAAAGGGAGAGAATGTATTCCAATATACGCTACCTAGCTCCGGTGTAGAGGTAGAATTTAAACTTCTCACTCATTCAGACACTACAAGGATAGATCAAGAGATAGCCGGATTAAAAAAGATATCAAAAGATGCCTCTCCAGAACTTTCTACTAGATTAAAACATACTTTAGTAAGCGTTAATGGATCTACAGAACAGAAAGATATTAGAAACTTTGTAGATAACTTCTTTTTAGCTAGAGATTCAAGAGCTTTCCGGGAACATATTACCACAGTTCAACCGGACGTTGATTTAAAGTTCTATCCGGAAGATGGACCGGAAGGAGGAGTGCCTATTCCTATAGGTATTAGCTTTCTTTGGCCTGACGCCGGAATATAGAGTTCAAGTATTTTCGTTAATACACGATATAGTCTATCACGGTAACGGAGGCTTTGATTACCATACGGTATATAACATGCCTATATGGTTAAGAAGGTTTACTGCTCAGAAAATATCAGAGTTTAATGATGAGCAAAATAAAGAAATGAAGAAAGCTTCCAAGGGAAAATCTTCATCTAGTTCAACGCCTAGAGGACCGGCAATTAAAAAACCTACTTATAGTACTAATGCTCGTAAATAATGCGGGCCTTTGCTATTTATAGGTATATATTACTCTTGGAAATTGCATGAATCCAGAATTAGAAAAAATACTTAATACTATTAGTGATAAATCCACTCGGGATAAAGCTAAAGCTCTTTTTGATGAAATAATAAAAGGCACTAAAGACTTTGATGCTGCTATCGAAGTAGTAAATACAAAGTTTGGCAGAGGTGTAGATACTGTAAATGAACTACGAAAAGCCATCCAAGCTAGCTCAGACGAATTAAGAGGTACCAGTTCTGAAATAACTATTCAAAGAAAAGCTTACAGAGACGTAGGTAAAGCACTAGACGGTATACTATATAGAACCTCAGGTATCGAAAAAGGTACAGTAAAGCAACTAGAAAAAGATAAATTATTAGTAGAAAGAGCACAACAACGGTTAAAAGCAACAGGTAGGGTTGATGCTAATATTCAAAATACCATAGATAGGCTAGATGAGGAAATTAATTTTCAAGAAAAAGTAAATGATACCATAGGTCTAACTGGTGCCGCGTTTGACAACCTTAATAGAATTGGACAGCGTGCTTTTGGCGGTTTAGGAATTAATTTAGGTGCATTAGACGAAAGCTTTAAAGATGTGTCTGAAGCTATTAGAGAACAAGGAGAATTAATAGCAGCTAGCGCAGAAGAAGGAGAAAAGGTAGGTACGTTAGCCAATAGATTTAGAACGTTTGGTGCTGCTTTGCAGCCTTTAGGGAAAGGACTTAAAGATGTATTTACTGACCCTCTTATACTTTTAAAAGGTATTGCAGATGCATTCTTCGATATTAATAAAGCAAGTGTTGCTTTAAGTAGGGAAACCGGCCAAGGTGTAGGAGCTTTTGATTCTCTTAATACAAGAGCAGCTACTACAGTAGACTTAATGGAAGTTATTGTAGAAGCCTCTAAACAAACTGGACTTAATATACAGAATGTATTTAGTGCTGATATTTTAGCAGGAGCTGCTGAGTTTAAGAGAACCATGGGAGGTACTGCTGAAGAAGCCGTTGGGTTACTAGACCTTACTGCAGCTACAGGAATGACGACAGATACTATTTTAGAAAATACTGTTAATACCGTAAATACATTCAATGCTGCTAACAAAGCAGCTATTAGTCAAAGAGGAGTAATGAGAGATGTACTTAGTGCATCAACAGCAGTTAAGGCAAGTTTAGCGGGTAATCCTAAAGCACTGGCTGAAGCCGCCGCAGCAGCAAGAAGATTAGGATTGTCTCTACAGGAAGTCGATAGTATAGCAGACAGTCTTTTAGATTTTGAAAGCTCTATAAATAACGAACTTGAAGCTCAGTTACTTACAGGTCGAAATCTAAATTTAACTAAGGCTAGAGAACTTGCTCTCAATAACGATCTTGCAGGTTTAAGTAATGAAATATTTAAAAATCAAGTTAGTGTTGCTGAATTTAGTAGAATGAACAGAATACAGCAAGATGCTTTAGCTCAATCTCTAGGAATGAGCAGAGACCAGCTAGCTAAAATGGCTTTTCAGCAGGCTAAGTTAAACGGCCTTACAAGTGAACAAGCAGCAGCAGCTGCCGGTGTCTCTTTAGCTGATATGCAAAGAGTAGAGATACAAGAAAATTTTCAAATGGCTTTGCAGAAAACACTTCAAGCTTTCTATCCAATTCTTAATACAGTAGGAAATTTCCTCAGCTTACCGTACGTACCTCAATTATTGATTTGGGGTACCATTAGTGCTAAAGTATTTTCAGGAATTAGTAAAAGTGTATTTGGATTAGATAAAAGCCTCGGCTCAGTTATAGGAAAATTTTTAAGACTAGATAAGATTGCAGCAAAATTAGCTGCTCAAAAAACAGTTGAAAAAGCCGGTGGTGCAGTTTTTGATAAAGCAGTTGGAAGGTATAGAGATTCAATAACCGGCAGGTTTGTAAAGGGTCCACAACAGGCAGTAGCTACTTTAGCTGAAAAAGTTAAAAATCCTGTTGAAGCTCTACAAAAAGGAGCTGCCGGGAAATTACCTCCTAATAGAAGAGCTGGAATGGGATTGCGTTTCTTTTTTACTAATTTAGGTAGAGGATTAGGAGCCTTTGGAAAAGGAGCAGCACCTGCTATACCGGTATTATTAAGCATTGCAGCAGTAGCAGCAGGTATAGGAGCAGCTTTTGCAGGTTTGGGATTCGGTATAAATCAAGCTGCTGAAGGTATTGTAATGCTTACTAAAACTCTTACATCAGATAATGTTCAGGTGCTAAGTGATGCGGCAACTGCAATTGCAAAACTCTCACTTGCTCTAGGATCTTTTGCTTTAACAGGAGTGTTAGCATTACCGGCCCTACTAGCCGTAACCCCTTTACTTACAGCTTTAAACCCAGCAGGCGCCGCCGGTGAGGCAGAAGGTGAAAATGCAATGGCTAAAATAGAAGAGAAATTAGATACTTTAATTGGAGCAGTTAAAGAAGATAGGGTAGTAAAAGTGTCAATTGACGGTAAGGAATTTCTAGAAGCGGTTGGAATGAAGGTATCAACAATGAATTAAAACTATAATATTTATAATAAAAAAAATTATGTCAATAATAGATAACTATAAAAAATCTGAATTAGGATTAAAAGGTGAAACTCCTAAAGTTAAAGCAGGAGCAACTTCTGCGTCACCTAATCTTGTATTTGATCCAACACCCGGTTCTCAAGGTGATGAAAGATACAATATTTCGTCTGAACTTGACTTAGACGGAAAAAAGCCTAAACAATATAGAGATAACGCTCCCGAAGGAGCAAGCTTTTAATTATATTTAATGTCTATAATAGAAGAAAAAACTGACTTAAAAAATCTTAAATACACTGATTTTAGCACTAAGGTAGGACCACCAGTTCAAAAGAATATAAACAATCCTCCTAAGTATAGTAGATTTAGTAAACCTATTACGGCTAGGATTGATGATACCGTACGTATGACCCGTTTACTGGTAGCTAATAGAGGTACTTTAAGTCAGGCGGCCAGTAACTTTCTAGCCAACCAAGCTACCATTGCTACTGTTAAGTCTATAAACGCAGTTCAAAAAGCTAGAAGAAATGCTACTGAGGGTAAACAGTCTTTTAAACAAGTAGCAGGTACGATAGGATCTGAAGTTGCAGGTACGGCTTTAGATGCAGGTAAGACAGTTGCCGGTATTCTAGCTCAAGTTCCTGTTGCCGGAACCGGTACTCATTTTATATACGCACCAGCCGTA